GGGGGGTTTTGGATATTACACATCCCTGTGTTTTATTTGTTAAGTTTAATTTGTTTTATTTCCGTTTTGTTTATTTTTATTCGTTTTATATTTTATATTTTATAGATAGATAGGCCTTACGGCAATAAATAGATAGTCCTTTCGGAAGTGATAGTATGTCACTGTAATAATTAATAAATAGCCCTTACGGGTTTCAGTTCCAAAGCTGCACTATGCTTGCTTGCAAGTCATAAGTGGTGGCCGTGGAGCGGTCATCAGCAAATGTCAGTGGGTTGTTTTGTTCAAAACAATCATTGACATTGCTGTAGATAGAAAATATGGGTGTCACATCGTGATCAACTCTTATAAATAATATTGTTCCTTGCAACAGTCGGAATTCTCGCTGGCCGTCTGAGACGAGCAGGGGTCCTTGGTTGAACACCCCTGCGTATGTTATCAGAGGTGTTTGTAGCTGCATGGTGAAGATGTTGCCAGGTGGATCAGGGAACAGTATGTCTACTGATCCGATAACTCTGTCTCCTTCTGCTCTTTCTGTTCCGAAGAACAAATCGACAGGAGACCCTGTCTCGCCCACTATGTTAAACAGTGGGTCTTCAACGTCGGGTATTCTAGGTTCATAGAATTCTATTACGTAATGTAATTTGAACCAGCCTATGACTCTTTCCGTCTCATCTGTGTGAGGGTCAAAACTTGTTTGTGCCATCAGAAACCAAGCGTGAGAAATCTCTAGCCTGGCGTCTGATCCGGGGATGACGTAGTAAGGTTCATCCAGCTGTGCTGGTGGTAGTTCGATTTGGGGTCGGTCATAAATGTTGAAAGCATAAGACCTCTCATAGGCCAAAGCTCTGCGTATAGCATCATTACCTATTGATCCCGTGAAAGTATCGGAAGGGTCCATAACAGGTATTGAAATAATAGCTCCAGCGTCGAGAGCGGAACCCTGAGGCACATATTCCAACACCAATTTGCGAGGATACCACTTCTCATAATTTTCAGAAATCTTCTTTAGTCGAGTAGACAAAAGTAGGGTGGGGTTCACATTTAGGGTGTTTATGATAGATCCCACTAAAGTGGGATTCGAACTGTCAAGAGTTTGTATCGTGACAGGCAAGAAACTTTCAGTTCCTGCCATAATTAAACAGTCTCCAAAGTCTGTTCTGCCCATGGAGGCTTGAGGTGGGCGTATATCAGGAAAACGTCCTTCATACGTATAATTTTCTTTGACTGGCACTTTATTGGCTAGCCGGTTCATACTATTTAGGTTGACATGTTTCAGTCCGCCTGTATGTTTGTAATTTAAATGAGGGCTAAAATGGGTCCTACCAGAGGGAGAAGGCTTTTTGCTGTACCTAGTATTGTTTGGAACAATTCTAGTTCGTTGGTTTGCTCGAGATCTTGGCGCATTGCGGACGCGACCTCTTTTCGTTCGGTTTGGTTTAGCACCTTTCCGGCGTTTTGCAATTCGGTTAATAGAGTTTCTAGTCCTTCCAAATCTTTCAGTATTTCCATTCATGTAAATGATAAACTTTGCAGTTTAATAATCTTGCTCTCATTCAAGATCATGGGCCAACATGGATTCCAAGTCTCCAGGGAAATTTAGAATAGTTGGTAATTGGGTGACACTGTTGAGTTGTTGTTTGAACAGCTCAACATCCACTCGTGTCAGGTTGTAATGGTGCAAAAGCACATCCCAAGTTTCCTCGGTATACTCATGCAGGTGTACGTTGTGTATAGAATGGTCCCAAGGAAGTTCTTCAGCTTTTCCCCCAGCTGTGAATTCTTCCAAAAAGGTTTGCCACTCATGTAAGAAAGGGACATTGCTGACTGCTTCCTTCATGCCGAGACTAATGCCTCTGCAACGCTCTAGAGCATCAGGTACTTGGCCTCTGCTCCAGCCTATTTTACTCAACACTTTTCCAGGTTTGGGTCCCAATACATAACCGAAGTTGTGTTTGTGGGTTGGCCAAAAATACCTGGAACAATAGTCTATGTCGTAAATGTTAGTTGTAATCTTGGTGTATTTAATGAGAAACCCGAGATTAGATGATTGTTCTTGGATGTACTGTTCCATTGTTGGATGGAAGTATTTTTTGTGCATCACTATCAAACTGTCGTCCCCCTGAATGCAAATTGCAAACGGGGGGTTTAACCAGTCTATTTGAATGTCAAAATACTCCAAGAAATAATTCTCAAGGGTGAAACACCCCTTTATAGCATTCATATTGGAATTGCCGGAACTCGTTTCGGGTGTGCCTGTGTCTCTTCCGCCTTCTCGGGAGTACATTATGCCTTCCGCAAAGCCAACTGCCCTAAGGCTATCGCCTAATGCTTCTACTACATAAGTAGGTACTCCTAAGTAAACCATGAGTTTATGTTCCCATTGTTTGGCTTGAGCACTGACGTGGGCGTCCTGGCGCTTCTCATCTGAACAAACAAATAGCCAGTTGCTGGAGTCCAACCCTAACCTCACGGTTTCGCTGTCCAACCAGGTGCTGACATCTTCAGAAGTTTTCCCACTGGTGTACAAACACCAATGGTCCACATTCCAACTGTTAGAGAGTGCCTTGGAAAACCCATAAATAGGTGGTCCAAAATAGGCATTATACCTGTGTGTGCATCCTGATATGGCTCGAGGGTCATAAGGTTCAGAATTCAACATAAGTTCCATTTTAACAAAAGTTTTCCTATAGAAATCCTTCCGTTGTAAAGGGGTTATTTCAAAAGACTCGTAAGCCTTCTTTTGGTCTCTTCTCCTCTTAGGTGGTACGCTATCTCTGTTATTCCATTCTTCGAATGTGTGATTAACATACTCCCAATTGGGGTAAAACTCTTGGAATCTGTCCATTATCCAATCTGACATGTTTTCCCAAGCTCCAGGTAAAGGTTTCACGCTTTGGTGGAGTTGTCTGCAGACTATGGAAACATAGGCATTTCCTCGAGTTTTCATCGCACTATGGGGCGGAGCCACATTAAAACCTAGTCCGAAGAGGTAAGTCTTCGGTTTAAATTCTTCGAGCTCGAAGCCCACAGGTTCTGAACAAAACCCGGCATCTGGTCTGGTTTCGGTTGTGGATTGATAGCCAGGTAATGATAC